AACAAAGATTATGGATTTGCGGGTACTGCTGACGCTTTAATAGATATTGATGGAAAGTTAACGATATGTGATTGGAAGACTTCCAAGGAAGTCAGAAGTGATGAAATGTTACTGAACTATTGTCATCAACTTGGAGCGTATAATTATGCACTAAGAAAACTTACTGGTATTGAATGTACCCAGGCTTTGGTTTGTATTGCTAGAAGAAGTGGAAAACCCCAACTTAAACTATTGGATAGTTTAGCGTTGAGGTCTAGTGAGATATGTTTTATGGAACGTTGTATGAAGTTCCAGGAACAGATAAAAGAATTAGCTGTTGTTTAGTCATCATAATCTCCTGGTTCGGGTAGGTCATCAAATCTTTTTTGAGTTATATTTTCGATAACTGTATCGGGTGCATCTGGAAATTCATTCCTTACATCTTCATATAAGGCTTCCATAACTGCATCATTATCAGGATAATCTTTTGGATCGGGATATATACCCGCATCTTCTAAATCTTGAATAGCTTTATCTTCCATAAAACTATCAAGTGCTGATTGATGATTTTGCATAAATGAGTCAGTCATTTTTTTAACCTCTTTTTGTTAGTGATATATAAATTGGCATATTTAACAGCCAATTCTGGTTCGTTGTTAGTTTCAGCCCATTTCATAGACCTATATATGGTATTAAGGGCATTTAGTTCTAAATTTTTTACTGTTTCATCGTCAGGTTTATCCTCTTCCCATTCATACTGATCTAATGCTTTTCTGGCATATCTGTATGCAGTGGATTCTGGAATGTTAGATTCAATTAATGTTTTTACAACATCATTTTTATCTAAATCCTTACGAAATAAACGTAAAGCTAAATCTATTGCTTCTTTTCTATCCATTATGGTTGCACGGTAAGAATTAAAACTTTAGCCTGGATACGACTAAGTATTTCTGTTTGGTTAGAATCAACTTTAATTTCTCTGTTGTTTTTAACATCATTAAGAATATCTTCTAATAAATAAAGTTCTTCCAAATCAAAATCAACAAAATCTTCTAAGGAAATTCCTTTGTAGTTATCGTCAGTTACTTTCATTTCGATAGCTCCTTTGATTTATTTAAAAATTCAATAGCTTGATTTTCAATCCTTAATGCAACAAAAGGATTTATTTTAATGAAGTTAAGCACTTCTTTAGCTGATAAACCACTTTCATTCATGTAATTCTGGTATGCTTTATTCCAAAATTTTTGTTTTTGTTTTGAAGTCCAGTTCATTTTATTTAGTCCATTGAAAGTTGTAATTTTGTAAGAGAATATCCCTTACTCTTTCCCTGTCTAAACTATCGCCATCACCCCAGGTATAACGATTTTCAATGTTCAGTTCTTTTTCTAATTGGATAGAAGCATCTAAAAGAGTTTTGTATTTTTTAAATGCCTTTAATACGTCATCACGTTCAACAAATTTGTTGTTGATTATTGGATCGGCTAGTGGATATATACCACCTTGGCCGTAAAAGTCTAAAACATAATTAATGAATTGACTTTGAGAATTTTCAGAAATTTTCATTTTGGTTAGTCTAAAAAACTAAGTTCCTTACTATATTACTTTAGTCTTTTCATTTTTGCAACTAAAAAATTCTCACTTTCATATTGCCATTCATACTGCTTATTGTTACGGTTAGATTATCCATTCATCATTCATTATGAAAAGTTTATTGAAAGTCAGTAGTAATAAGGATATTACAGTAACATTCAGCACTGAGCAATTATTTTTTATTGTAACTTGTTTATTAAAATTGATAAGACTTGATAAAAGTAATTTTAAATTTAATCATAAAATATACAAAATAATAGACAAAATTAGTTGCAAGTTGTTTATTAATGTGTAACAATAGATTATGAGAGTTTACTTTATTCCCTCTCACTAATAAAAAAATGTCAACTTCAGTTACTACAAAACAAGTTTCAAGTCCATACGCAATTTATGAGAATGAAACAAAAATTGCTTCAATACCTTATGAAGTAATAAGGATAGCTAGTCAATTTGTATCTAAGGATTATTCAAAACAACTTTTAATGGGTATTCATTTAAAAGTAGATAAAAAAAATATTACTGTTGAATCAACAGATGGGCATAGGTTATTTACATTCAGTTTCCCTAATAATGAATTAGGATTCAAACTAGATAAAAATGTTGTTATACCTGGTTCGATATTTAAAAGTCAAATTAAAAACTGCACTAAGATTTTAATTACTGATGAATTAATTACATTCATGAATGAAGAAATATTTTTATCTACCATTCATTATCAATCAATAGAGGGAATATATCCTGATGTTCAAAAGGTTATACCTGATTCTTTTAAGGATTTTAAAGATATAGGTAAAGAATTTTCATTCAATGCTAATTATTTAGCAGATTTTTGTAACCAGGTTAAAAAAGTAAGTAGTAATAAAGTAGTTACTTTTAAAGGCAACTTGCCTTTAACACCATTCATAATAACTGCTGACTGGGATATTAAAAATCCTTTTGAATCTATCGAGGGATTTAAACCAGTTTTAAATTATCTTATTATGCCTGTTATGAAAAGAAATTAAATTAATTTGAATAAATAGGTTGTTTTTATCTTCTTATGTAGTACAATAGATACCATAAGAAGATTTTTTTTATTCAACTTCTTACTAAATAAAATGAACACTACACAAAAGGAAACCATGTATAAAAATATATTTGAGCATGGTAAAGATTTAAAAAGAGTTTTTAACTTGGATAGTTCAGTAGATGAAATTAAACTTTGTAAAAAGTTATTTACTATTGAAAATAAAGCACATCAAATAGCAACACAATTTTGTAATTATGGTTGTGAAGATGAGAAACAACAAGAAAAAATAATTGATAATATTTTAAATAAAGTTGATAAACTTTTAAATTTTAAAGCACAAAATATACCAGTTTTTTTCAATGGTGATGCTAGAGGATATACATTAAAAATAGATAATGACTACATGAGAAAAAATAAAATATATCCTTTTTATAGTGACTGGGGAAATTATGGGATAATTGCACCATCTTTCAGGTAATTTTAATTATATTAAGTATTGTTACTATTACTATTGTATTGTATTACAATAGTAATTTTTTATTGGTACAATGAAATTAAGAAGAAAACTTTTTCAACTTCTTACCAAAAAAAAAATGAAACTTTTTTCTATTTATTTATTTTGTATAGCATTGTTAACTTATCACGGTTTATCAATGGCTAACAATATAAAAAAAGATTTATTAAATCAAAGTAATTCAATTAACCAGGCTGTTACTTCATATAGTCAATATTTACAAAGTTTAAATTATTAAGACTATGTTTATTATTGATTCTTTATTAGTTGTTAGTTCAGTAATTATAATATCTGAACTTAACCAAAAAGTTACAACCTATTTAAAAAATAGGAAGTATTAAACAAATTAAAAAAAAAATATTTTTTATCTTAGTCTAATCAACTAAGATTTTTTTTTGGTTTTTTCTTTTCTTTCTTGTTGTTTTGTAAATAGCTAATCTTTCTATTTTATTGGTACGGTTGCCAACTTCCCAACAGTTCCCAGGAAAAAATTACAATGTGATGTAAGAAAAAATTATAAACAAAAAAAATTATGCTAGTGGGTTTTTCTTCTCGATCTCCTACCCGTTCCCGATCTTCTACCTATTGGGTGGGGTGGGGGTGGTGTTGCAAATGTAGTACAAATGTATCACAATGCCCTGAACCTACTGATAAATCTAAAAATTATTTGCCTCTACATTATTTATTATAATACAATACTACAATAGTGTCAACTATCTTTTTGATTTTCTATTCGTATAGCTAGTTCTGGAGCATTTATGTTTACAGTCTCTACACTCTCCCCTACTACTTTACCTAAAGAATCTAATATCTGAGCAGCAGTTTGGAACTGACCTTTTTTGCAAGCCTTATCAAAAAGTCTCACTCTCATAGCTTGAAGCCTAGCGATCATATTTTCTCTATCCTTCTGCCAATCTTCCTCATTCCACTTTGTTACTTCTTTCCAATCGTTCCATGCAGTCTTTACACAAACTCCTTCTCTCGAAGAATGTTCTAAAACCAGATGTCTTGCTGGCAAACCTTCAAGCTGTCTCTTGTATAATCTTTGTCTCCTCTGCTCTATAACCATATCAGGGGATCTCCCTGGATTTCTTTTCTTTGGAACGGATCTATCGTCAAAATTCTGTAGGATTGCTTCTGTCACGGACTGAAACTTATGTTATTAATTGAATAATAACCTTAAAATAGCAAATTAGTCGATAAAAACTACAAAATAAATTAAAATTAGGGTTATTTTGTGCTACATGAGTGTAAAAACACGAGAAAACTTAACATTGCGTTGGGCACAGGGGGAGGTGTTCAATGCAAAAAACCGATTTAGGGTATTGGTGGCTGGCAGAAGATTTGGAAAATCCTATTTATCTTGTATTGAACTTGTAAACGCAGCAATAAAACGACCAGGCGAAACATATTTCTACTGTGCTCCTACATATCGCATGGCAAAAGACATTGCCTGGAAGGAATTAAAAAAGTTAGTACCGCCATCGTGGGTAAAAAGCAAAAACGAAACAGATTTAAAAATAGAACTTATAAACGGATCACTTATTGAATTGAAAGGAACAGAAAACGCAACCACGTTAAGAGGCCGAAGTTTAGCTGGTGTTGTACTCGATGAAGCAGCATTTATGGATTCTGACGTATGGTTTCAAGTTATTCGACCAGCCCTCGCAGATAAACAGGGTTGGGCATTGTTTATTTCCACACCCGATGGCACGGCAAGCTGGTTTTACGATTTATGGTGTTACGTTCCAGAAGATCCCACGGGAGATTGGAAAAGGTGGAGTTTTACTACAGTAGAGGGAGGTAACGTTCCAGCAGAAGAAGTCGAGGCTGCGAAGGCTCAATTAGATAACAGAACATTTAAGCAGGAGTTCGAGGCAAGTTTTGAAAATCTTACGGGATTGGTGGCTGTCAGTTTCAGCGATGACAACATTAGTACCGAGGTACAGGATTTACAGATGTTACCTTTAATTTTGGGATTGGATTTTAACGTGGACCCTATGGCAGGAATTTGTGCGGTCAAGCATAATGACTGTCTTTATGTGTTCGATGAGATCATGTTGACGGGTGGAGCAACAACCTGGGATTTTGCGGAGGAAGTTATTAGAAGATACGGGGTAGATAGACGAATTATTGCTTGTCCTGATCCTACTGGTAGTGCGAGAAAAACAAGTGGAGTCGGAGTTACGGACCACAATATTCTTAGAAGAAGTGGATTTACAGTTATGAGTCCAAGATCACCCTGGAAAATCAGAGATAAGATAACCTCGATTAATACAGCTTTGTATGATGCAAACGGAGATCGAAGAACATTTATCCACCCACGTTGTAAAGAATTGATAAAGGCATTGCGAACTTTGACTTATGCTCCAAATACAGGGTTACCAAATAAAAACTTGGGAGTAGATCATGCGTTTGATGCTTTCGGGTATTTATGTTTGCAACAATTCAACCTTGCAAAACCAGAGACATTAGGCCAAACTTCGTTTAGAATATACTAAGAGTTTCCTTTTTTCACTATGTATCACTCCACAACAAAGAAGAAGAAAAAGAAAAAGAAGGGAGGCAAGAAGAGAAGTGAATGTTCCTGTAAATAAAGCGTTATACTCTAGGGTAAAAGCAGAAGCAAAGCGTAAATTCAAAGTTTACCCTTCTGCTTACGCTAACGCATGGCTTGTACGAGAGTATAAGAAGCGTGGTGGTACTTATCGCACAGGAACTAAAAAAAGTGGCAAGAAGTAGCGGTGGTCTTACCCGATGGTTCAAGGAAAATTGGGTTGATGTTAAGACGGGAAAGCCTTGTGGTCGTCAAAAAGGCGAAAAACGAGGCTATCCAGCTTGTAGACCCAGTAAACGTGTCTCAAGTAAGACACCTAAGACAACAAAAGAGATGTCACCAGCCGAAAAAGCAAGATTTAAGCGAGCAAAAACCAGCAGCAAGAAGATAACTTATCAACATAGACGAAAAAAGAAGAAAAAATAAGTGTAAATTAACCGTTTTAACGGTAATATGGTTTTATATAGATAAAATCAATGCCAAAGGGATCTTATTCTAGTAAACAACGCAAATTAGCTGCTGTTGCACCTCCTAGAGATAAAATCACTTCTGCTGA